TATACTACAGGTATTCAAAGACTTGATGGTGAACTTGATGAGTTTGCTATTTGGAATGCAACTTTAAGTGACGGTGGGGTAAGTGTTGGACAGACTGCAACCCAAGATGTTGAGAAAATTTACAATTCCTCAAACGGTGCAGTACCTACTGATTTATCGCAAGCCGCTTCTTACGATACTGACCGTACAAGCAATCTTACCCATTGGTGGAGGATGGAAGAAGGGTCGGGTACATCTGTTGTCAATACGGCAAATAGCGGAACAAATGACGGCACTATAAGCGGAGCAACCTTTTCAACCAATATACCATCGTGAGTAAAAAATTTGTAATTCTAGATTCATCGGAAGTGTCGTCAATCAACTTTGACGAAGTTATGGAATTAAGTGCCGATATGCTAAGATACTCACTAGACGGCACACAGACTTTTGTAAAATACATTGGAAATAAACCAAGGTTTTTATACGGCAAACCCACTAAAACTCTTAGTGAAATGCATACCATTTTAGAAGGGGAAGAATGGACTGACCCAAACATTGACTGATGAGTGATGCGACTGAAGTAGGTGAAGGCACACAAATAAAGGCAAACCTAGCTTTTATGGCGAAAACTATTTCGGTAGTTTGTATAGCCACATATTCGTATGTCACAATAAAATCTGACATTGATGATTTACGGAATGAGAATGTTAGGATTCACCATGAGGTGGATATGAATTCGGAGTTCAGAACTAAATGGCCTAGAGGCGAGTTAGGTGCTTTGCCTGACGATGCAGAACAAAACATGAGATTATTATTCTTGGAGAAACAGGCACTCAAACATGAGGAGTTGCTTGAAGAATTAAGGTATGGAGTTACTCAGTAATGGAAATATCACATTATATGTTTGTGGGTGTCGGCATGGCACTTTCAATCTTGGCATTCTTCATCAAGAGAAACAAGTGGGAGTTGGATGATATGAAGGAGAGGATTCGTCAAATGGAAATAAACCATGCGGGTCAGACCAAAGATTTAGAACATTTAATGAAAGTCGCAGAGGATCGTAGAAGAGCAGAGATAAAACTTTTTGAAAAACTAGATGCAAAATAATGTTCGAGTTACTTACACTTTTTTTGACAGGTGGGGGATCAGCCGCAATGGGGAGCATACTCAAGGGTGTGTTTGGAATGTTAACGGATGCAAGGCAACAGAAGTATGAAATCGAAATGGCAAGAGAAGCTCGCAACAATGAGTTTGCGATTAAATTCCAAGAAAGTCTTAATGGTGGTGACGGCGGTGCTTTTACTCGCGCTACTCGTAGGATGCTCGCGCTCATTGGCATGGGTACAATCAGCTTCGTCACATGCATCACAGCAATTTACCCATCAGTCCCACTCCTTAGTACAACAAACATTACAGGAGAAGGAACAAGAGAGTTTCTTTTCGGACTCCTCAGTTTTCCAATTGAGCAAGCCAATTTGGTCGTCACCACAGGCCACCTCTGCCTCTTCCAAACCTCAGTCGTGTTGCCAATGATTGTCGGATTTTATTTTACACCCGG